TTTACGCATTAGTGCAAGCGGGCTTGCGTTCGATTGATGTGAATGCCCCGACCGTGCGACACACTCAAACCGTTTCCAATTCCTACGCCATCAAAGCCTCACTGACAAACGTGGGGAGAATCTTCACGTCTGGCCAGTTAATCTCAGATGAGGCGATGCCTGGGGACTTGCTATTCAACCTTCCAACAGACATTTCATCCAAGGCCAACTTGATCTATGGCTGGTTTAAAATGCACCCGACTATCCGCCTATCGGCGCGACAAAAGACGCAGATCGTGCAAGAATGGACTTATGGACTCTGGCCTTGCCCGCTCCTGTACCAAGCGAAGTACTGATGAACGATGCCCCGAATCCACCTTCCGGAGATAGTCGCCAAGCGAATTGGTTACGGCGTTTGCTTTCGGCGGTGAATGCCAACAGGGTGTTGCCCGGGGTTGGTTACAAGCTCAAATGCACCAGCGCGGGGACCATACTTGAGATACAGCCAGCGGCGGCTGGCGGCGGGGGGGTAAGGTTTATGCTGGTGGTGTCCTACAATCAGGACGCAGCCAACGGAGATTATCTGGTTTGCAGGCCAGCAGGCGCGGCAGAAGACGGGTCTGGCGACGTGAATGTGGCCGTGGAGCCGCACCTACAATCAGGCATCGTCAGTCAGATCATGCCCAATGGGGATGAATGGTTCTTCACCGACTACACCGACGATATTGATACCGACCCGCAGCAAAGGACTTCAACCAAGGGCACAACGGTTCTCACCGAATACATTTCGCCGCCGTTCTTAGATACTGACATCGTTCCTGTCTGGCCATGCTCTAATACCGGTGTCAAGGTTGATGACGTTTCGTTAACTCTGATTGCTCTAACGGGGCGGCAATGGGCGTCCGCGTAACATGCCAGCCTACAAGCTCACAAGGGGGCAGGACTGGCAACAGGTAAGAGCGCCAGACTGGCAGCGCGGCGCTGGTGGCGGTTCTCTTTTGTACGTGCAGGTGATTGACAATTATTCTGGGCCGACGTGGCCACATGGTGCCCCAGACTTGAACGGGTTCAGTTATCCAACTGGAATATTGCCTGGCTATTACGCGGGGGATTCCTTTGAAATAAATCCCAGTTACGGGCCAACCAGAGACACTGGTACGCTTACCATTTCAGGAGGGAAGATTACAAGTTCCGTTCCGTGGTGCGATGGTATTCCGGCGAATCCAAAGGTATGGTCGTGGGGTGCTCCTGCGGAATACGTGATGGACGGACGATTTTACAGTATGGGAATGGGCATAAAGGCAAAGGTGTACTGCCCGCTTTCCGGTGTGTTGGCATACTACCACACAAGGTCATGGCCGCTTGATGCGGGCTATCTCAATGGCATCGTAGTGCCGGGGGATTCTCGTTTATTAATCACTCCACCGGACAGCGCATCTCTTGTCACGATTGCGCCCGGCTCGTCTCTAGAACTAATTGCGCCAGAGGCAGACGCCAGCATCGAAGGTTGTAGCGTTTGCATATTTTGGCCGGGAAAGGTTCTTTCAGACTTCCCGCCACCGGAGACACTAAGTTCCGGCAACGAAGGACTTTCAACTGACGATCTTCCATTATCAACAGCTTAATTTTATGCGAACACTTATCATCATTGCAGCTTTGCTCTGCGGCCTTACGGCACGGGCGCAAACTAACCTAAGCGGAAACTTGTCGAATCTGGTGACTATCCCCTGGGCCGTCAACCCCACAAACTCGACTGATTACTCGCGCACCAACCTGCCGGCCTGGTGGGATGGCGGGACCAACTACGTCAACTGGGCCAGGGGCACGAACTATGCCCACGGGGTCAACACCTGGATGGCGTGGCAGGCGGCAAACCACAACTTGCGGCTCATTGCGGAATACGTCAGCACGAATACCCTCAATACCAACCTGTTTGGCCTCTTCGCCCAGTTCCTTTTCGGTTCTGGAATCACCGCGATGCCCGCCACACTCACGAACCAGATTGACACGGCTGGCTCTGTCAGCGCATCGAGTGGGGCAGCAAGGCTGAATGCCGACGGTTCGATTTATTTCGCCGGCGGGGGATTCCAGGCGGATACCGTGGGCAATGTGACCATGCGGGAAACCCACATGAATGAGGGGCGGAACAATTTCTACCTGGACGGTTCTGCACTCCTGGCATCGGGCGGCCTAACCTTTGACGCGTGGGGTGTGCTGGCGGCCGCTGCCTACCGATTCCCGACGAACTCCGCGCCGACCGGAGTTACCATCGGCGTAACCGCGCCGAGCTTTTGGGCGCAGGTGTACAGCGCGGATGGTAGCGCGATGGGCTGGTCTCCCGTCTGGACAAACCACTAACCTGTTGACGCACCCCACTTTCTGAATCGTATGAACCGCATAATTCTGCTGCTCTGTTTTGGTCTGGCCATGCTCTCGCCCGCTCGCGCGGCGGTGAATGTGCAGTTTGATTTCTACAACTCCGCCCTGGCGCCCCAGGGCGGGCGGGACTTCTTTCTTTATCCTGAGTGCATTCGGGCCGTTAATCCTCTGGGCCTGACAACCCGCGACCGGCTCTATCGCGCAATCGGGACAAATGGCAGCGTGACGGTGTCAAATCTCGTGTGGGGTGATTACCGTGGGGAATTCCGGGGAACGTACACCACAACGACGAACTGGTTTTCAATTGCCGAGACCGACACCGGCCTGGTGAATGCGACTAACCTGGTGCGACCGGCATTTATCTGCGCGGGATCGAGCGTCCCGGCCTACTCGACATGGTCTCTGAAAGCGGGGAGCAACATGACCTTTCACACCGCCGGCGCGGTGACTTACATTGATGGAGGTGCAGGTGGTATGGTGAGTTTCCAGGGCCGGACGAATGCGGCAGCGGTACTGACCGCGGTGGACGTGGCCGCGGTTGGCGGAGTGACGAACGGGGGATCGGCAACGCTCAGCAATGTCACCGCAAACCTGTATCGGTACGGCAATGGCAGTAATTTGGCCGGTGTCGCTACTCTGTACTACCCCAACGGAGAGCCCCTTGCGGATATAGACGGGCGGTGGTATTTCGGTGACGGGAATGTCTTTGCCGATGCCCTCGGCAATCTTGAATACCATTCGGGTGGCCTCTTCGTCGACCAGGATGGGAATCATTACTATCATGATGGGAATGTCATGGCCGATGCTGTTGGTAATTTATCGGCAAAAAGTCTCAGCATCTTCACCACCAATGGCACACCCGGTCAGATTTACACAGGCACGAACCCGGCGACCGCGAAAGCCGTAATGAAAGAGGACACCGGGTTCAGCGGCGTTTTCTCTTCTCCTGGGGTTGGAACGAACAGCGAGAAATTTGGTGCCGGCGCAACCTTTTTGAATGATGCAACAAATGCCACTGTTTTTGGCGCTAATGCATCCGTTGGTGTGGGAGGCGCGGTCTTTGGTTCTGGAGCTGTAGCCGCTGGTTACGAAGGCACGGCCATTGGTCGAGATGCTATAGCGTCAGATAAATATACGTTTGCTGGTGGTGCTTATGCCCATGCTAGTTCGAATGATTCTATAGCGCTCGGCTATTCCAGTACCGCTTCCGGGTTTTCGTCATTAGCGATTGGGACTGGCGCGAAGGCAACGGGTGAGGAATCTGTAGGACTGGGGCGCTTAACTTTTGCAACAGCAAAGTATTCTATAGCGCTTGGCCGTGGAACTGCGAGTGGGTATGGCTCTTTGGCCCTTGGAGGTTACACATACGCAGGCGAATCTAATAGTATAGCGCTGGGTCTTTCCGCAACGGCTTCTCACCCAAACTCGACGGCCATTGGTCATAACTCGGCCACAACCGACACCAACCAGGTGATGCTGGGCACTGCATCGGGAACGGTGAATGTTCCGGGCACACTGGTCGCAAGCCTCTCCGCCTCGGCGCTGGCGAGCGGCACGGTGCCGGATGCGAGGTTGTCGGGGAATGTGGCTCTGTTGAACGGCACGAATGCCTTCACCGGCACAAACACCTTCAGCAATCCAGTGAGTACTCCTCAACTGAATCTCACTGGCACAGGAACTAATCTTGTCGTATCCACTAACCTGGCGGTGTTGGGAAACGTCTCTGCCACTGGATCGTCCAATTACTTCCATAAAGTGTATGGTCAGGACGAACAATTACAGGTGGACGGACTGGGTGCTACGTTTGTGCCGTCGTTTGTTTCATCGAATGGACAGCCAGCAGTCTTAAATGGGCAGCAGTATAGTCCGTTCATTGCTCAGTACGGTCAGGGGTTCAGGAGTGGTAATTCAACCTCGATGCCGATAGGGGCGGGATGGGTGCTGGTTCCGCAACAGGGAACTTCAGCTAATCCAGCGTGGCAGCTACAACTTGTGGGTTCGGTTTCCAATTCCGCATTCGCCACCGGAACGTTGTATCCTATGTATGGGGACAACAATGGCAACTTTGGATGTGCAAATGTCTATGCGTCAGGCGGATCTGGTATCCGCGTTGCTGGTGGGGCGCCGTATTATTGGCAGGCTAAATCTCAACTGTTCAGCCCGACCAATGGTACGTTGCAACTGTTATTGAGTGATTTAAGCGGAGCATTGGGACTATTTCTAGGAAAGACGACAGAAGACTGGCCATACATCAAGGTTGAGAACCCGACCAATTCGCCAACGGTATCGTTTAGGAACGGTAACGACAGCGCCAATATATCAATCCGGGCCAGTGCAGTGATCATGACGAACCAACCGTCGGCCCCTACACCAGCGCAGATTGGAGCAGGGAATGGCGCAACCTGGGTTTCCAATACGTTCCTTTACTACAGTTACACCGCAGATGGATCGGCAAGCAACACAGCGGTAAAACTAGCCCCATGAAATTAATGCCGATTATCTATCTATTCCTGGCCGTCTCCTGCCTAGGCCAGACCCTTAGCGGTTTAGGTTCATTGTCTGGAGTCGGTGGAACTACGACTAATCCGCCGTCGCTGCTATGGTTGGCTGACACAAATCCCGCCATCCTAAACGCCTATACGGCGAGCGGCTTGAATGGAATCAGCATCGCCAAGAACCAGCTTTGTACCGCAGGAACTCATCAATACGGGGTTTACTACAATACCAACTTGCACCTTTGCTTCACGGATAAGGACTTATCTAGTGGTATAACCACGATCACAACGACCACCAACCTCCTTTATCTTCTCCAGCTTCCGTACAACAACAACGATGATGAGCACAAGATCGCGTCACTTGAGTTCGACAAGACTGGTTTCGGTCATTGCTTCTATGGGGCACACGCCACCAACCTCCTTTACATTCGCACTTCGTTTCCATACGAGGTCACCAACTGGACGGGACTAATCTACCCCTTGGTGAGTTCTTTAATAGAAACCAGGTCCACTTATCCGTTCTTGTTCAAAGACAATGCAGGGGAACTATATTTAACCTTTCGGAAGGGGGATTCTGGCACATCGGATCAGATAATGTATCAATACAACACGACCACTACTGCCTGGGCTCAGCCGTCGAAGTGGGTGGATGCCACCTGTGTTGTTTGGAATGGATTAAATACACCAACGTCCTCACAGTACTTGAACGGGCTTCCGAAGTTCGATTCGTCGGGAAACCTATGGTGGTCGTTGTCTCTCAAAACTATTGGGACAAATCAGTATTTATTCAAGTTCGCCACTGATGGAAACATCTACAATTTCGATGGTTCCTTGCTCAGTTATCCACTCAACATTGGGAATGTAACTCCTGCGCTTTCAGGTCGAGATTTCAACGTACAATGTGATTTCTGTTTGACTTCCAATGGGGTGGCACAGGTTGCCTATACTCGCCTTGGTAACCAGTGGAACCTATTTGTCATGGAAAACTCAACCGGGAATAGCGTAACTGAGCATCAACTCACGCTTAACCGATTCGCATGGACTGCCAACTTCGCCATTTCATCGAACGACCGCAGCATCAACAATCTGAATCCGTATCCTTACCCATCTATTGTTTCAGTTAATGGCACCAGTTACGTAGTGCTGCCCAACAATTTCCCTGGAGAAATGCCCGGCATCGTCTGCTACAAGTCGAGTGACAACTTTGAGACATGGACAAAGTTCTATCTCAGCAACACATATTCACCCAACTGGGCGCTGAATCCCGACCCTGAACAGATCAAGTCCAATACGGTGTCGTTTCTTTTTGGTCAGATCAATGACTATCAGTTTGGGAAAACCTTCGCGCCTACAAACGGGGGACCGTTGCAACTCATTAACTGGCGACCGTGATCGGGTGACAAACCAATCAGAAAGAACACAATGGCACCAAACAGAACCACTAAAGATCGAGACGACTTGAAAGATGCCGCCGACGAAGGGCTAAGGGTAATCTCCAACGCGGCAGATAGCGCGTCCAAAGTAATCGTCCAATCGGCTGCGGATGCCGTCAGGGTCTTGACTGCGGCAGCCGCCGACGCCGCCAGGGTTGTGTCCGCCGCCGCTGCAGTAAGCGCCAAAGTGGTGGATGAAAAGACCGGCACTGACCATGAAACCATCATCAGGATTGAGCTTGGAATTGTTTCCATTGAAAAGTCAATCGAGGAAGTGAAAGACAACGGTAAAACTAGAGATCAGCGCATGTCAGTATTGGAAGGGTCGCGCGGGGCGTTGAATATCCTAATCAGTATCGGGATTGGTATATTGACGCTTGAAACTGGACTTCTGGTATGGCACCTTTTCAAAACTGGCACATGATGGGCTTCATTCAACGATGGTTGAGATACAAGCGCGTGACAACGCTCGAAGAAAGGCTGCTTAGACGATGCCTTGGCGCTCTGGACATGGTAGCACTGGCATCAGAAGATTGGCGGAGACCTGCCGAAAAGTGTTCTGCATGGTATGAACTGCGAGCGGAACTGAGGGACTACCTCAAGAACGTGCCTAAACTGTGAAAATCGAGACGGCAATAATCATCACGAAGGGCGTATGCTTCACGGTGATCGGCGGCATGGCTCCGTTGGCTACCGGCCTCGGCCAGTGGATGGACTCTGGGCACTGGCCCCCGCTTGTCAATTGGGTGGTGATTGGCGCGGGCTGTTTTGTCGGCGCGGCAACCCAGATGCTCGCGTTCCTGTCGCAGTCCTTTAGCGATTACAAGATCGAGATGAAAACAAGCGGAGAGGGCTCGACTTTACGCAGTGAAACGGTTACGGTACAGACGAAGAACGAACCGGCAACGGTCCCGGCCGCACCGCCAGCCGAAATAAAACCAGGCCAATAGAAAGAAAACGCATGACAAAGCAAATCACACTACGGGTGAAAAAAACGGGGGTAACTCCCTATGACGGCAAGCAAGGTCAACTCCTGGCCTTCGCTCCAAACTTCCTCATCAGCGGGCCGTCCGCGATGGTCGAGGCTCTCGTGACAGATTCTCCCGGGGACGCCTGCGAAGTGAGCGTGTGGCCAAAAGCTAAACCGTTCGACTCGACTGGCCATGGGGTAGTGGTATCCTGGAATGCGGTCGCGACCATGTTCTCAAACTGCTTCATTCACTGAACTATTTATGAAAAACAAAACCATAGCGGCTCTGGCGGCAGTCCTCATGTTGTGCGGCTGCCAGACGGCCCTCAACTCGAACAAGATCATCAGCCAAACCTCGTGGATTGTCGGCATCAAGCTGACAACCACCTCCCCAGTCAGTGGAACCATCCTGCCTGACGTGAAATTGGGTGTCGTGCGGGAAACCATCACCATGATACCGACCTCAACCAACGGCCCTATCTACGCGCCGCGGTTTGGCTCGGCCTACGCCGGCAAGCAGAACGCCTATGACCCCATTTCCACCGACGCTCAAGAGAGCGTGTTTTCTGGTGACGTGATGGTCGGCACCAACGCGACGGGTTCTGCCGTCATTCCCAAGCTAAAGCCATGAAAAGACTACTCTTCATATTGCCAGTAATCGTTGCCCTGGTTATCCCGGCGGCGGCACTGGTTTCGTGCACAACGGGTTGCAAGTCAGTCCAAAGCATATCCGCTACTGGTGGTTACACTCCCGCCACCGGGGAAATCACTGCCGGCGTAACCATTGAGTTCAAGGCGATGCCGCCTGCTGACGTTTCCAGCGCCCTGGCAGCGTCGGGTGCCACGGGAGGCCCAATGCTATGGGTTTACGACTCCGTGGCCACAGACGCCAGGCGCAATGCCCTGGTGCTGGCTCTGGCGCATGGTGCGGTTCTACCGGGGGTGCACAAGTGAGGGCTTGCGTGACGTTCGGGCAGAACGCGGTTGACCAGTTCGCACCCGAATACAACCCCGACGCCAACCCAGCCGGCGGCTGGTCCGGCCTTCTCGCTGGCTGCATCCCTGACGCCCGCGGTCTGGCCCAGTGCGCGAGCAACATGGGCTACGACTCGAGGGCGATATTCAGCGGGTGGAACGTCGGTGGGCCGCCGGCACCTGGGGCACCTTGGGTTATGACCCTGGACTGCACCAGAGCGGCCTGGCGAAATGCGCACTCTGAATTGCAGATGGCTGCAAAGCCCGGTGATGAATTTTTGATCGGCAACAGCGGCCACGGCTCGCAATACATGGCTCCGTTCTACGGAAACAACGAGAGCATGTGCTTTGCAGATGGCACCTTAACCGACGTGGAGTTTCACTCGCTCATGTGCGGGTGGCCGGAAGGCGTCAAGGTCATGTACGTCCTAGATACCTGCTTTTCCCAGGGCATGGGTCGAGACCGACAGCGGTTCACGCCCAAGGTCGCTCCGAAATGGGTGGTGGCCACTCCGCCGACCAGTGAAAAGTCTGGCGACATCCAAGCCGCAATCCTGCAACTCTGCGCGTGCACGAAAGACGAGACGGCCGGCGACGGCCCGCACAACGGGGTATTCATGGGGACGCTCTTGGGAGTCTGGCAGCAGGCGAAGGCTCAGGGAAAACTGCTGACCCGTCAAAGTTGGCTCTTGGAAACTGCGGCGGTGGTCCAAACCTTTGCTCCGCAGCATCCGGTGCTTAACGTCCTGGGGGCCGGGGCCTCGATAGTGGACGACTTAATTACGTGAGAAATCCTTGGGATAGAACCAGCTTGGCGAGCACGGCGGCGATGATCATCCTCCTGCTGTTCCTTGCCTGGTTCCTGGTCAGTTGCATTCAGGGCACCCCTGCTTGATCTGCCTTGCTGCCGGGGCTTTATGCGGCAGCCTTTTCATGGGGGCCGGTGGCGTCTGGTGGCGCCACCGGCTTTTAGTCGGGAGAATCTATGGCGCATCCACAACCTCCCCACTCAAAACGGTCAAAAGATTCTCCCCGTTCGATGCGTTCTCGGAGTTGTTTCATTGTCAGGGTTGCCGTAGTCTTGTTGCGCCGGTCTTTCATTATGGAAACGTCGCCAAGCCGGAGACGCATCGCTTCCTCCTGAGCCTCGTGATATGCATACCGTTCCGGCATCACTCTCAGGAGGTGCGCGAAGTTCGCCTGCCCCGCCTTTATACAAAATCCTCCGCAGTTGTTGTGAGGGAATCCCAGCTTGTAGAGCCTGGGCGGCTCGATACCGATTGCCCGCAGTTCCGCGAGCATTCGGCACTTGTCCCACAGCGGCGGCTCGCACATGGGCGCTTCTATGCGCCAGCCGTGCTTACGCAATCGGAGGCGGGTCAGCCGATGTTCCTCAGTCCAGTCTATTCCGACGTAGAGCGTGCTGGTCATCTCTAGGCAGTGCGCGCGAGTCCATTTGTCTAACAGTTCGCGTTTGAGGATGCGCGAGCACAGGTCCACTTTGCTGTTGCCCATCATGCCTTCGTCGCCGAATACCTGCCACGGAGACCTGCCGTCCGCGATGGTTGTCAGCGGCACATCCAGGTATTGTGTTGCGTCCCGGCAGAATCGGTAGAGGTCCTCGTCTTCCATCTTCGTATCCGCAAAGAGCAACGTCACATTTTCCTTACCGTAACGTGCAACCACGCGAGCCGCAGTCCAGAAACTGCACACCCCACCAGAGAATGAGATTACGTTCGACAGGGCAACTTCATTCATAGTGGTCCGTCCGGTTCTGGTGGGCCGGACGGCTTTATGTACGGCGGCATGGTTTGCCACTCCCACCATGGTAAATCGGACGGGTATCCGTTGGTATGCGTTGCCTCGATGACCTTCACCCCGTCACTTATGCGCTCTCCCGTCGCGGTCCACACGCCGCCGAATTCCCCACTGCGCCGGCAGCCTATTGGACCGCATCCATCATGGTCACAGGGTGGAAGCTTCATGGGTGAGTTTGGTTGTTTGGAATCACTTGGCTTCCTCCCATTTGCATATCCACTTTTTACCGTCGGCAGTAGTGAGTTTAATCACCACATCATTTGCGTTGGTGGGGGCCGGACATGCGTCAAGAGTCCAAAATGGACAATCTACAGACATCACAAGTTTATCCGTTGATGTAATTTCCAGTAATGATGTCGGCGGTGGTTGAGTGAGGATTACATTAGTTCTGAAATCGTTGAAGGCAGTGCTGAAATCGTTGGAGGTATTCGTGATGCCCTGCTCAGTCAATTTCGGCCAAGAAGGTTTTGCCTGCCACTTTTCACACCCGACCGTGCCTAACAAGTTGTAGGCAACAGCCACCAATATCAGAGTTTTATTAAATTTCATGTTTTCCTTTAGTTTCAACTCGAAGCAGTCGGTTCATCGCTCTGCCGCAAATCTGGTTGGCCGGGATGCTTTGGCTCTCGCCCAAGTAACGCGTCATTTCTGGCGGATTGCCGTCTGGCGTCGTAGCGCATAGCGGCGTTCTCTAGGTTTGACCACATGTCGTGATCTATGGAGTACCGATTGCGCATAATGATTAGCGCCGCGCAATACAGGCCGTCCGCAGCCTCACCAACATCATCATCCAACCAATCTGCGGTTGTTCTTGGTGTTTTCATTGGTTGTCTTTCAGCGTTTCCGAGTCCTGCCATGATTTCGTCTCTTCGCGCATTGTAACGTCGTTGCGCCTGTAGCTTTCACACGTATCGCCTCCGTTGTGGTATCCGTCTCCGTACCCTTCGCGGTATGCGGCTTCAAGCATGGACAAATAGCTTGGTCCAAAGTCAGTCGGGTCCCCTTCCTTTGAATCCTCTAGGATTTCCTTCCAGGTCCATCCTTCGGTTGATTTTGGTGTTTTCATAGTCAGGTGCTTACGCACTTGGTTATATCCGAGTCGCAACTAGAGCAATGTTTCCGTTTGGATTCCACAATGCGTTCTGAGGTGACATCCCCGTTTGAACTGTGGAAGACCATTGAACAGTTCGATTGCACTTTCGACCACCATCCAGCGATCTTGCAACAGTTTGGGCACGGCCTTTTTTGTTCTTCAATCGTGTTCATATATTTTCGCTCAGTTTATCGCAAAGGTAGCGCCAGCGGCGTTGTGCGGGTTTGCTCGGGTTGTGGCTGCGGTCTGGTGAACCGTTGCCGAACCATTCATCAATCTCCCGGCGGATTTTCATAGGCCAGCGAGAAATGAGCCGCCGAACCTGGCCGTCGAGAGTAGCCTCGGGGCCGTGTTCGCATGGCGGAAGTTCAATGTGTTTGGTTTTCATTAAAATCGGCAAACGGGTGATCTGTGGTAAGGATTTGCATCTCATTTATGGTCTGGACGGCAATCCGTTGCTCCTCATTAGCCTCATGCGCCCTCTGAGTTGTAATCCGAACGTCCTCGTGCGCCGACTCCTCTTCCTCTTCCGTTGGCACGTGAGAATTTTTCAAAGGTTGATTCTTCCCCGCCTTGATCCGATCTCTCTGCGCTGCTTGCGCCCGCCTCCACCTCGCCTGCCTCCTCTCCCTTTCCACCATGTCCCGATATTTCTGGCCGTTCAGTATAAACCAACCATCCTCTACCGACCGTATCCGCCTTCCATCGTGCTCCTGCTTCTCTATCCTCCGTGTGTCAGGAGACGAAAGGACCTTTAGAATCTCCAAGATTTCCACCTCTGAAATGTTGCATATCCGGTGAATATTGAAGGCGTTCAACCGGCAAATGTCGTCTGAGTCCTTTCTTGCCAGCAAGGTCATAAACACCTTCACCACATCCCCACTTTCTTCCCAAAGCGACGATTCAACGATTCCAGACCATAGCGGTGACCATGTGTTCATATTCCAAGCTCCATTCTCACAGACGCGATGCTCTCGTGAATCCAGTCAAGGCATCTGGACATCGTGCGGCTGCTGCACGGACCAGAAGTGCTGGTTTGAATTCCTGAGGCGGTAACCACCATCTCCTCGCGGAAGTTTTCCATTGGCTCCATGAATACGAAGGTCCTTCGATACCATTCAGGAGTTCCATCAATCGGCGGAATATTATGTGTTCGCATTGTTGAAAATCTATCTCATAAAGCGATTGAGCGCAAGTAAATAATCATCGCCCATCATCGCCCGTCATCGTTTAGTCATCGCCTAAAGATACAGATGTACATGGAAATCCGAAAATTCCGTGTTCAACCTCACGTTCCCGGACTTCGTTGCCCGGGGAAGGCTTTTAGAGAAGAAGCTTGGGGTTGAGTTCATCGCACCCTGCTCCTCATTTGCCGAATCACCTTCACCCAACCATCCGTTTGCGAATCCATACTATCGTCGGTTGGCCATATCCACTTTTGGCAGACCGGGCATTGGCGTTGTTTCTGGCCGAGCTTGAGGCGCCTGTCGGCGTCGGCGTGGCCAGCGAGGTACGGCAGGGAGGGATTGAGGTGGTGGCACTTCATGGTTCTACAGGCCTTCCTCATTCCACATTTTCACCCCTTGGGCTCGCGCCCAGGCCGCCAGAGCGTCATCCTCTGTATCGCCGCCGCGGTTGTGCCATCTATTGGTTGCCGTCCATTGGTGAACCGGGTGGCCGAAGTCGTCCTCTTCGCCTGCTGATACTACATGATCAGCTCGCCGCGTAGTTACCCCGTACTTTTCCATCCATTTCAGCCTGGGGCTTTTTACCGCCGGCACGTTGAATAGTTCTGGTTCGTTCATAAATTGGGTTTCGGTTCGCTCTGTAGAGCCTCTTTGAGGGCTTTATCGGCTCGGTCCAGGTCTGTGGACCACCAGCACCTTTGGAAGTCACCAAGGCAGCCCACGACGCGCTGTACCCGTTCCACGCGAGCGGCGAGCAGTTGAAGGTCGGCTCTGGTCATGGTTGTCTTGCTTCGTGAACTCGTTCTCTCAGGCGTGTGATGTAGGCCAGCGTGCCGCCGCCGGCCGCGATTCGTTTGCGGGCATCCTGGACATCGCGTTTGTCGCATAATTCGGGGGCGTAGGTGAGAATCCAGTCCGCAAATGACTGGTCAACATCGGCCAGGAGGTCAGTGGTGAGTGTGGTTTTTTCGAGGTTGGTAGTCAGCACTTCTCTGGTCGTCGTCACCCTCACAACCCTGAAGTCCTTCCAGCCTTTCACGGGTCGTATTTCGTTCCAGTCTCGGAATTGCCTTTCGCCTCGACGCACCTCGGCTTCGTTTGCTCCTCCGCTATGCAGCAGCGACCAGTCGTTGGGCCATTGCGCGTGCTGACCTTCCAATTCGAATCGTACCTGCTGCTCTTTCATATTTCATCCTTTATTTTAGATAAAATCCACGCGCACACGCAATAGGTGACCGACTGGGGCCATAAGTGCGGGATGAATATCTGCGCGATGGCTGCCCCGGCGAAGATTACGGTTGCGATGTTTAGCGTGGGTTTCATGGGTTAGGGAATTTCGCCAGCGGTTCCTCAAACGAGTAACCGAGACACCCGGACCGGCCGTCGAATTGAAACACAGAAGACCGGCAGCCAACCCAGGTATCCAGCAAAATGCTCTGGCGAAAAATCATAAAGTTGGTGGATTTGGAAGTGGCATCCAATGGGTGCAGTCCGATTGATTTTTAGGAACGCATTGATCTCCTTCGCAGCGCCATCCTTTTCCAGTTTCATCGCTGGTCCAACACCCCACAGCGGGCGTCGGGCAGTTACGCCACCACAGCAGTAAGTATTTTCCGCTTACAGGGGCCGTCGCTATTGGCTTCCACGCCGAGCTTTCAGGTTCGATCATAGACTTAGGGTTAGCTGTATTCTATTTGGGCCTTGTATTCGTTTGCGTACGGGTCACATGTGCAACCACGTTTGCCGTACACCGCACCGCCCATGCACCGGGGTAGCCAATATCGCTTTCCTGTTTCGGTGTCCTTTTCAATGTGGCATGTACAATGGCGCCGCCAGTTGTGACTTGGCCCGATGATGACAGGTTCGATCATAACGGTAGCCTGCAAATCTTGATGTTCGACCAGCCCTTTTCTTGGAGGCTGGCTATTTCACGCTTCAACGAGTCGGCGTCTGGCGTGGCCCACAAGTCTTTCCGCACGCTCCAATTGCCTTGGTAGCAGGCTACCAGGAAATACGGGAACCGGCACGGCGGAGGCGGCGCGTCCATCATCGTGATTTCAAGCGGAAGTTCTTGTTTGTTCATAGGTATTTCGATTGTGTTTCTGTAATCCCCCGCCCTCGCCGCCACCGGACTAATGACCCCGGGGACGACGATTGAGGGGCGGGAGGAAATAGCACTAAGGCAAGAGGATTTGTTCGCACCATTTTCCTTCTTTCTTCCAGGCCAGATGCCAGCAAATTTCTGGATATTCGTGGGCCGCCATCTTAAGTTTGATAAGCGAGTCCTCCCAAGCGTGAGGCCCCTTGACCTCCCAGCATGTTTCGCGTGCCGCGCTTCCTTCCACCGGCCAGATGGAGCAACTAAAGTCCGGGGTGAATCTCACTCCGTTGCAAAGCCGGAACGTCTTCGCCTGGGGACGCACTGGCGGATAATTCGGATACCGATCTTTGATGCGGGCGAACCACTCATTCTCAAGGCCGTTCATCAATGGCTTGTGCGATTGTCGAATACGAGTGGGGTGGGCAGGATTTGAACCCACTGGACTGTGCGCACAGCCTTCCTGGCATGATCCACTATTAGCGGATTTCTCACCCCGTAAATTATGGCTCGCGTATCCAGGCACTGGTACGCGACGATTGTGATCAAGAACTTCTTGTAGGTTCATATTGTTTTGTCCGCCGGTAGCTGAGCCGGAGCGTTCGGAGACTTCCTTTCTTTTTCATATAGGCTCAGGATGTCAAACCACATTTTGATTTCGGAAACGGCCTTCCTCATCGCCGCCTGGCAGTCAGCCGCTTGCTGGTATTCCTTCTTTTTAACGTGACCTACCAAGCTCGACTCAGCGCGCCGCAATTTATCTTGGGGTATCCATAGAGTCGCCCGGAGCGTTCTTTCCAGAGCTGTTTGCTGTTCGATCGGTCGAGGTTTTTCAGTCGTGTTTTCCATATTTTTGGAGTTTCAGCATGAGCCGATACACAGCGTTGAAGCCTCGCTCCGACGAGTCAGCATTAGTGGTCAGTAGTTGCGTCGCGTGTTCAAGCGCATCCGCTTGGATACTCGTGATCATTTCGAGGCTTGTTTCTCCTCGAAGTTTAATTTGCCAGTGGTGTGCTGTTTTCATGTGTTAGATTGGTCGTTCTGAATCAGCGCCAGTTCACGCGGGTAATCGTGCCGAGTTGCACGCTTTCCAGCACGACGGGGATTCGTTTCTCCTTCCATTGGAGAGTGGCTATCGTATTGCTCAGGATGACCCCGGTTTCATGATAGCCGGTGGCGTAGTATTCCAGCGTCATTGAATTGATGCCCGGCGGCTGCGCTGGCCGCACCGGACTCTCAATGCTGGTCGTGGTCCAGTTGGTCAGCACTACGAACGTTATGGTTGCAAGTAAGTTTGTCATACGTCTTTGGCCTGCGGTCTCACTCTTTTCAACTCAGGAATGCACAGCTCACACTCATCTCGTATCGTCAGGAGAAGGGCCTGTATCCCGACTGTGGTCGAGCAGGTCGGTCTCGTGGCGTGGTAGTGAATTGCCGCTAGTGACAATCGCATGCAGTGGGCCGGCGGGCACCCTTCGTGATCGCAGGATGGTAATTTCATAGGTGAGTTTTGTCGTGCTTCCTAAAACGCTTGATCGTCATTATCAACAGCCGATGCAGGGGGCTTCGCGGTTCGATTGTGATTTTCTTTTCAATGCAGACCTTCCACACGTCAAGCATCAAGCGGGCATCTTCTGTCGGTGTCATGCCTTTATGGCACCGCGCTTTAATCGCTCCGCAGATTATGTCGTTCGGTTTCATTGGATGTTTTTATCTCTCAAGTAATTGATCTCGAATTGGATGGATTGCGCGCACGACTCCAATTGGCTGCTGACATTGCCGGCGAGGATTCCTGCTGGTGGATTTTGCGCCATCCAACGCAGTTTCTCGATTGCGCCCTTGGCATATTGCAGGCCGTCCGGTGCCATTTGGTGCAGGAATAGTTTCCCGTCTCCCGTGCAACGAAGACACTCGACCTGCCCGCCCGGTTGGAACCCGTTGCCGGCGCAGTCGGGGCACGTTTCGACGCAGGGATTTTGTTTGATCATACCTTTGGACTCCATTCATTGCAGGTGCCCATTTTCTTGACTGCGAAACCTCCGATGGAACAATGCAGGTTCATTTCCTTTGGGTATGACTTTCCGTAGGTTTCGGGGTCGGTGTATCCGATGTCCAACCGGAAACTCGCGCAGTGCATACACGCCTTCGGAGTCATTTTGGGGACGTAGCCCTGTTTTTCTTTTGCTTTGGATTGATTGCTCATATTATCGTTTCTCTAATTTCACCAACAGTCTGTGATGGCTGATGAGTTGATGGTTCCGTTCGGCGGCCCGCTTGGCTTCGTACACTTTTTCCCCGCCATGCCACCACTGCCCACAGACCTGCTCCAGGAGTTCCAGTTCCTGGGCGTCCTCAGGGCGAGCCGAGATTTGCAGGGCGAAAAGGCGGGCGATGATGGGGCTTGGTCGGGTCATGGTGGTCGCGTTTAATTATTTCGATAGTCGTTTTCGTGCTGAGTTTTTTGTCTGGTTTTCAACACCGTAACGCAATGATCATGCACGAAGAAGTCGTCCAAGTATCCCTCAAAGACAATCCACACATAGGGCAAACTCAAGGCCGAGCCGCACACTGAACATGGCGCATCTTCGCGTGGAAGGATGTTACCAAAGTCGGGGTCTGGACCGAAGTTGGGCGCTGTTATTCCGTCAATTCGTATTTCCATGTCTCCGCTAGTAGTATAGTTCATTTTGTTATTGGATTAATGATTCCTTTGGAACTTGAGACACTTTAGAAAACCAGTCTCCTGGGTTTTTTGGCATGTTGTTAAGCGTCCTGGGTGGCCAGTAGTAATTCTCCCGAAAGAACATGGCCTCGGCTTGCCGGAATGTGGCATTCCATTTTTTGCTCTTGGCTCGCCAAAACGTGCGGTCCCAAATCTGTTGAGTGTTCGGCTTCAGATTCGTGGTGCGAGGCCGATAGATGTCTCCCTTGACCTCGCGCAATGTGCCATCCACCTGTACGACCATTCTTGCCCTGCGATGCGCCTGGAAGCCGCAGGCGGGGCACACGGCACCATTGACACGCACCTTGCCGCATTGTGGACACGTAATCGGTTCGTCTTCCTTCTTCTCTCGCAACCTCTCTGCTCGTTCTGCCACTACTCGATGATTGGTCTGGCCAAGTTTCCAGTGCCGGTCAACCGCCAGCGAGCCGTGACGATGCCAGTTGCCGCCGTGATCCAAAATGATGCACTTGTCCTTGCCTGGGTGCGCCCGGAGTAACCTTCCACCGCTCTGCAAAAAGCTGGTCAAGGCACCAAATACCGTCGCAAAAGAACCGCATTGAATCCACGGCCAATCAATCCCTTCGCGCAAAACAAAGCGATTGCAAACGACTTTGATCTCGCCACTCTTGGATTGCTCAGCGATCCACTCCCGGGCACCCTGCTCGGTATCGTAATACGTGCCGTCGCACCAGATTTGTTCACCGTCAATGTGCGCCGCACGAATTCCGGACTTGCAGAATTGTTCTGCGAAGTACAGCGATCCAGCGACATCGGGACCAAACAGCAGCGTTGGAAGACCATCCGGGTTGTGCTCCTTCCACGCGGCCAACACGCGTCCAAATACTCCCGGGCGCATAATCGCCTTTGTGTTATCGGCCTCGGAAATTTCATGTCCAACGACATACCGCTTGATGTGCCGCAGGTCGGGTTCATCGGGGCCAAAGGTGCTCGGCGGCACCAAGGCACCTATCCGCAGGCACTCGCTCATAGTTCCGGCAATCAGCAGTTCATCAACTCCCTCAAGGTCAAGCGGGGTTGCGGTGTAACCGACGCAAGCGGCTCCGGCGGCAACATGGTCGTCCACTACCCTTCTAAAAGTGGGGCCTTGTTGCTGGTGAAGTTCATCCACGAGCACCAGCTTGGCGTGATGAAGTAGCCGGTGCTCCCGTTTGTAAACAGCCGATATTTCAGACTGCACCATGCACATCTGAACGTCCTCGTTCCTGTCGAGGTCATGACCCGCCGCCCTCTTTCCGTATGCGATACCGGCCCGGTCCAACACCCCGCACGTTTGCTCATAGAGCATCCGGCGCTGGGTGTAGAGAGCGACGGGCATCCGGCTTTCTACGGCCCAGTTAATCATGTCCACCATCGAAAACGACTTTCCGCTTCCGGTCGGGCTGGTGACGCAAAGGCGCTTCACCCCGCGCTCGATTGCCTCAATCGTTTGGGTGAACGCTCGGACCTGTTGTGGCCAACGTGTAGCTGGTAGTTCCATTACTTTCTGGCCTTTTCGTGTCTGGACTCGGCCCTGTTAAAAGCGTTGTTGAGGCAAGTCCGAATGTATTCGTGGTCCTCGGGGATGCACAGCAGTTCGTTGACGGCTCCTTCCCGATTTATGGCCCGACCAATGGCGTCGGTGAGTTCTTTCCAAACCGACATAGCGTAAATGGGCTTGCCGATTTCGCGTTTAGACTTGGGGGAAATATCTTCAGCGGCCTTGGCGACATTCTTGGCGGTCAAAGGCTCTCCCTTTTCGGCCACAGATTCGATTGCCGGGACGCGCTTTTCCGGGGGCAGTTTGGCCACTGATTCCCGCAGCCATTCGTCCCTCTCAAGGGCCACAATATGAGTATCGGTGGGGGCGAAAGTTCTTCGCGTCCCGCCTTCGGATTCCTTAGCAAAATGCCCTTTGTCGTCCTCGGAGCGGTGAATACTTGACGCTGGCTTTTCTTCGATTTCTGCGAGCACGTTTTTAATGATCCGATTAGTGCGTAGAATCTGCTGAATTCTGCGGATACTCCGGCCCAATCCACGATCGCAGTAATCCGCCCAAGATGAGTAACCTCCGACCTTCCAAAGCTCGGTGGATTTCATCTCCTGAAGATCCTCGGCCAACTCGGCCACGGAAGAAAAATGCCGTTCAATGCGTTCGTGCAGGTCCTTGAATGTGGTTGATGTTGGGATTGTTGGTTTTTTGGTCATAGGTGTTGAGGTATAAATATCGGCGTTGATTATCATAATGGGAATAAGGAAGCCTTACTTCCTCTGCCGGCGCGTGTGAATGCTGACAATTTCAGGTGGGAAATTGCCCCGGCAAAGGAAGTAAGATTTCGACTATCAGCATTCACATTGGAAGACTACACCCGCACAATGGAGGGCGCAAGTTATATTTTCAGAATTCCTTGAGCTTCCAGATCGGCCACGCTACCGGGCATGGGCGGTTCGTCCGGCTTGAACGGGGTTCCCCATTTCCCAAGCGGACAGAGCCAGTCATGCTTTCGGGCCAGTGCTCTGTTCGAGGTAATAAGCTCATGCCCCCTGAGACTGACCAGAAACCAACCCCGCTTGTCGTGCCGCAGGGCCTCGCAGTTTTTCCCTCGCAGGTGGTGGATGCATTCGACGGGCACAACTACCCCGTCGAACCAGTTCATCACGGGGCAGCAGTAGTGCATTGACTGCGCCACGGCAACGAGCGTCCGGGCCTCGCGGTTGTAGGCGTCTCGGCTGGCCCGCTTCGATGGCGATATGGCCGCTATCCATTTGGGTTTGTGCGATTTCATGATTTCTTTTCGTTTGGCTGGCTGGCGAGAACCTTGCGAAGCGTTTCGTAACAGTCGAAGGTTGGAGTGAGCCCGATTTCACAGTCCCAGTCATCGGCGACGATCGAGGTGCATAGGTCCGTTGCGGAGTCCCACAGGATCGCATATTCCAATGCCAGCTTCCGCACCTTCGGGTCGGGGTGATCGAGGAGTGGGGCCATTTCAAGGGTGGTCATAGAGATGGAACGTAATGTGGAATTTCAGGTTGTGCGCGTCTACATCTAAAACAAACGTCGTAGCCATCCGCATCTGGGCTGTCAGGATTTATTGTGGCGCGAAAGTAAAGTGAAAATGGGACGATGATTTTCTTGCAGCACCGGCATTGCTCTCGATTCGGACTGAGTTGAATCATCCAATGGATAGGCATAGGTCAGCGGCTGTTGAAGTTTACCCGGCTTTCCCACCACAGGCGCAAGCCAGGCACGGGCATCTCGGGGCAACAGACGGCCCGGATGGCGCTGGCCTTTGGTTTGATAGGCTCACAAAGGTCCGGTCTGGCCCTGTACAGTGCAAACGGGTCAGTGCATTCCCAGCACAGGACGCGCTCGGTAAATGACTGGCCAGGGGTCTTGACGGCCTCTGGCTCGGGTTTGGAGATGGCGGCGGTGGTCAGATCTGACAAGGCCTGGGCTCCAATGTCTGCTACCAGTTCACCCATCGCATCTCCCGTCTCAGCGGCCTTTTTTGCATCCTCGGCGGCCTGGCGCTCTTGATCCTGCAGCTTCGTTATTTCCTCTGCGCGCGCGCGGCGCTCGGACTCGGCCTTGCGCTCTTCCTCGGTGCGGTAAGCCGCCGCGAAGCTGCCTAGGCGCTTAAGGTGTGGCCGCAACGGATCGAGGTAGGAATCTTGGACACCCTTAATTTCGTCAGCCCTAGAATTTAATGGCCGACGCAGTTCCAGGCCGTCTTTCTCGGTGCTTTTGGTTAGCGTCTGGATTGCAGCCCCACACTCCGTCAAAGCCTCATTTTCCTCGGCGTTGGTTGGGACATGATCGAAGGTGAGAGCTTCCGCAACCAAGGCATCACGATTCGCAATGGCCTCGGGTGTTGGCTTGCAGGAGAAATCCAGAGGAGCCGCCGTTATTTTGACAAGTTGCATTGTTATCCTTTCTTGGTTGCCTTGGCCTCGTCAAGTGCGACCCGCAATGCTATCTGCATCGCTTCAGACTCGGTAGATTTCGGCTGTTCTTCTACCTTGAACTGCTGGTAGAACGTCATCTCATCCGGGGTGAATTGGCCCAGGGTCTTGCCCTTCAGTTTTCCGAACGGCATGACGAACTTGGTCCACTCCGGCTCCGGCGCCGGGGCGGCGGAGGGCGGAGCCACAGGGTGGGCCTGTAGCGTCTCAGGGTCCAGGCCGTGGGGCATGTACGGCCGGACTGCTCGGCCAGACTGTGAGAACTCAGCAAGTCCAACCTTGATGGCCTCCAATTCCTCCGCACTAATCGGCACGTACCGGATCGGCCAATTTTCTACGGCCTTTTCATTTTCCAACCAGCCCAAAGCAACCAAGTAGTTGTGTAGGAAAAGCTTCGCTGGCCCGTCCTCTTGGCAGCCGAGGCGGTCCAACGCCGCGGCGCGGGTGCCAGCGGTGGCTATTTCCAACGGCTTGCGCGGGCGCTTTGCGGACGGTGGCGCAACATCCCCTTCCTCGACAGGCTCAGGGTCAGCAGTCTCCGGCGCGGGGGCGTGCGGAGTGGGCTTCGAAAACGGCTTTGCCGTTGGACTTCCTTTGGTGGGCTGTGCGGAGTTACCATCGTCATCTTCCTCAGAAGCAATCCCCAGAATCGAAGCTACCGAGTAGCGACGGGCGTAGGTTATACAGGAGCCGATAGCCTGCGGACTGGCATCCTTAGCCAGCATGGTCAATTGGCTGGCCATCCATTGGCCGCTGGAATGGAATAGCGTGGTCTCGACGCTGACGATGTTTCCGTCTGCGCCCGGATGCTGTGTAACCGACAACCCGTTATCCGCCAGAGGTTGCTTGGCCACTGACAGGATTGATGCCAGGTCTGCGTAGCTCGATTTGAAGAATGGATTCTTTGAGTCCTTGGGCGCTGTGCCCATAATGCCCTGGGCCTTGCTCAATGCCGCCGCCAATTCGTTGATGTTTTCGCTCCTATTCATTTTCAACCTCCACTTCCGCCACCTGGTCGGCAACCACTACTGCGTTGATGGGGATTACCCCCGGTTTCGATGTCAATGTTACTCGTACTTTACTCATATTTTACTCCTAATTTTCTCACAGATTTGGTTCACTGGGGGAATATGGTTTCCCGTTTAATCGTTGTTCGATAGCGTTTTGTACAACGGTCCACGCAATCCACCGATCAACCTTATTGATGTGGATACACGTCGTTGGAGCTTCCCAATTCCCTTTCCCAAGCTCGGGTTGAATCCTGCAACAAAATTGCGGGCAGGAGCACGAGCCAGAGCCATACCACAGGGTCTTGTCCACCCGATAAGTGACTCCCGGCGTCGTTGCGCTTGCCACCTCGAAGCACATGAAGTCGGCCAACGGCACCACGGCGCTAAGCTCGGGGATGGGTTTCATCTCGTTCGTTGCTTTCTAGCCAGCCGACCGGCCCATAGGCAAACCAACGTGTAGGCCATTGATACCACAAATGCGATGATGCAGAGGATCATTTCGCACTCCCCTCTTGCCAGGTGCAATATTCAGCCGCGTCCTGCTCACCGAAGAACAGCGCAACACACTCGCCCGAGGACTCGCCACGGCAGACGGCGTGTTCCGGGTCGCCGGGAAGCTGCGGAGTCCGGTGAAGCACGCGGTAAGGTCCCGCCGCCGAGCGCGCAACGACGCTCGGCCTGATGTTCTGCCGGCCGCCGGCTCCGCGCTTGTGAGACGTCATGGTGCCACCTCCTTCTCGATGGCGGCTGGATTCTCCTGCTGTTGCTGCGTCTGGCCGACCAGGGTTGCGACGGCCAGCGGCACCAGGCCTGACTGGAGGTAGCCCAGCGCGACTATGATCACCGCCCGCTGGGTTTCAATTGTCGCTCTCAACTCGGCCTCGACCCTGATCGATTTCTGGAGCTTTTCGCGCGCAAACTTCATTACCTCCATGGTTTCCTCGATGGTTTGGGCCGGGTAAATTCGCCGGATGTACTCCGGAGCCCGGTTTTGTTCACATGTTGCAATGCTCATATTCGTGTGTTTTGTATAAAGCGAAGGCCCGGGGCGTGGGCAGTAGATGAGACCATCGCGGGCAAACGCGACCCCCGGGCCAAGAGGTTATGCCTTGTCGCTTCGGAAAGTTGATTTGCCGGACAGCGCATTCTCCTTGCGGGTCTGCGCGGATTTCTTCCCACCTTCAACCCGGCTTTCGTGCGAGCGCATAAGCGCAATGCGGGTCATTTCCGACTTGAGCGAAGCTGCATATTGTTTTTCTGTCATGCGCAAACTCTAACACGCTACAAGCAACACGCAAGAAAAGATTCATCGCGCTTGACTCCGTACTTCTACCTAACCATCCATCCGTATAAGTACTGACAAAATAATCCTTGCAGCACGCAACACGCTACTGTATTCTCTCCTCAGTAACAGAAAACAATTAAACGTAGATTGAATATGAAGAACGAAATCAAAGTGGTACAGGTGAAACATATCCCCACAGGGGACGTGCAACCACATTGCGCCGTCGTGCACAATGGGAAAATCATCACAATGACTCCTGGGGTCTGTGATGACTGCGAATCGTCGGCAGCCCAGAATCAGCAGCCCAGCGGGTTGGATCCCGCTGAATGGGAAATCAGCTCCAAAGCCGCCCCGGCCCTGTTCGCCGCGCTGAAATCATTCGAGGACATATTTGCTGCCACAGAGCGCGACCAAACCGGTTTGCGAGACTTCTCGTCTGGGGCTCTCCTGGAAACCCGTGAAAAAGCCCGCGCGGCCATCTCGCTCGCGGAAGGGGGCGAAATCACTGACATCGAAAACGACTTACGCGAAGATGCTCGACGCGGACTGGACAATCCAGCCTGTGAGCTGCTCCACACAGATAAGCCGGAAGGTGGTGACAAGTGAGTATGTGCCGATGTTGGGGGTGCCGGAAAGTCGGCCGGTACTCTGACGGGGGAGAGGGTTCCTTGTGTAGGGAACATGCCGACAGGTCGCGGGCCGCAACCACCTCATACATAAATCGCATGTCTGGGTTTGCGCCTGCGCCCAAGATCAAGACCTGTGCCGCCCTCAGAGCCCAGGACCTTGACAACCGCACCATCCCCGTCTAACCTTCACCCTGCTACCATCAGTCAGCCCAAGGGACATCAAACCTTGGGCCTTCCTTTTGTACCCATGAAGATCCTTGCATTCTGCCCGATTGACCCCATATTACCCAAATGCCGATATTAACCGCCACTGCCCCCGTCAATGGGCGCTTCTACTTCAATCGCAAAATCCCGCACCCGATCAAGCTGTGCGTCTGGTGCCTCTACCACCAATGCGGCATGGGCATGTCCAAACTCAGCCAGCTAACCGGAAAGAATAAAGGCCTCCTCCATAAATGGGTCAAACCTTATAGAAGGGCACAACCGAAAAGCAGCAAGCCGCTGTTCCTCAGAACGTATTCCCAAACTCAAGCCCTGAACCAACGCCAAACCGTAACCCGCAAAAACCTCGACTTCCGCCTGAACCTTGCCACGGCCCTCAGAATCACAAGGCAGATGTTCTTCGTTGAAAAGCCAAGAAAGACGGCGGCGGAATGGTTCAAAGATAAATACGCCAACGATCCTGAATTCAAGGAACGCAGTAAACAAAAGGCGCGGGAGCGGTGGCACAAGAATAAGCACAATCCAGGATACAGGGCAAAGCGTTATGAAGATCGTAAAAGATGGGTAATCAACAACAAGGATTATGTCAGGAATTTTGCAAGTGCATACAATCGCAATAGACGCACCAATGATGCTGGATTCAGGGCAACCCAAAACCTGCGGGCTAGACTAAAGGACATCATCCACGGCAAGATCGGTACGCAAAGCAGCGTGCTTATTGGATGCAACCGGGCGCAACTAATGGCCCACCTGCAATCCAAGTTCACCCAAGGCATGAACTGGAATAACTACGGCAAGTGGCATGTTGACCACATCATACCATGTGCTGCCTTTGATCTTACCATCAAGCCCCAACAACTACAGTGCTTCCACTACACTAACTTGCAACCTCTTTGGGCAATGGCCAACATGCTCAAGAGCGACAATGTTCCGATTCATCAACCCGAACTGCCCATGCCTATATGCTGCACGTAGCATACCATGGCGGCGCGGCAAGGGAGTCTTCTACCCATGCAAATTGCACGGGCTGGTTACCGATCGCGCCTTCCTCGTCCATGACCTTATGTCCCGATTACGATTTCAGTTGCATTATGCACGATTCAGTGAATAGTTGCGGAAATGAATCATGATGCGAGCCGGTTTGGGTTTGGGGACAGCGGGGATATTGAGCAGGTTGTGCAGTTTCCCTACGATGAAATTGACGGCGTGGAGGCTGAGGAAGAGATACCCAGCATGACGCGGGAGGAGATCGAGGCGGCGCTGAAAACATTCCGGGCATTGGTGCGGTGGATATGGCAAGACGGGAAGCGGAATGATAATGGGCTGCTGCTGAGGACGGTGATCGCGTGCTGGATATTTCTTCCGGAGGTGAGGCAGCACAACCTTACGCAGATTGCGCATCAGTTTGGCCGGGACAAAGAATCGCCCGGTCGCTGGGTTGTGGACTTCAAGAAATCTTTCCCGATGGTCAACTCACCGCACTTCAAAAACACGAAAGCAAAAACACCATGACAGAAAAACTTGAGACAAGACACAATCAAACGCTGGTCGCGCTGGCGCGAGAGATCAATGCTGGGGAGGAAACAATCGAGGCAATCCGGGACCAGGTCATAAGCCGGGTGCGGCAGGCGGCGCCGGAGATAATTTTACAGGGGCAGCGGTTGCTGTGCGCGAAAGCGCATGTTGAGGCAGCCAACTGGGGAGATTGGCTGGCTGGTAATTGCCCCAAGATTCCCCCGGCGGCGGCGGCGCATTACATACACCGGGCGCAGCGGGCGGAGGAAGAACTGACGGATGCGAAGCAATGCCGGCTGCTGTTTTACGATTCAACCGAGGTGGAGGTGGAGAAGCCAAAGGACAAGTGGCCGGAGGATTTGGACGGGTTGAATCGGGTATCGCGGACGTTCAATTTCTTTGAGCGGCACCCGCTGGCGAAGTGGCCGGAGCCGAGCAAGAAAAGGTTACGGGAGATTCTGGCACCGGTGGTGAAGGAGCTTTGGCCTGGGGGGATCGCGTGAAGAGGATTGATCTGGAATATAAGGCAATAGTCTGCAAGGGCATACTGAATTTTGAGCGGGAAGTGGAGCTGTCAATTCGGGACGGATGGAAGGTTCAAGCCGGAATTAGCGGATTCTCGGTTGGCAAAAAGGTTTGGCTTGCTCAGGCAATGGTGCGGCGCAAGGTTCCGGCGTGGTTGAAGGTGCGGAAAGTAATTCCTAAAACATGATGCTATGAAGAGATTGAAATATAATGAGTGGCCAGAAGAAAGAGTGAAACTATTTGTTGATGTGGCACGTCACAAAGCGATTAGCATTCTTGTCAGACGATTAACAATCCCACATCGTAAAGATACCCGGAAGAACCTAAACAAGAATCGTCGAAACGCTTACAAATTATGGAGCGGATTTAACAAGGGGGACCGTAAAAAGGCAAAGAAATCCATGTCCGATTATATCAAGAAAGCCTATCAGATTTAGTCTTTACTGCTCCCCGCCGATAACCCCAACGATAATCGAAGCCGCAACCTGCATGGCTTCGCAATCCCACCAGTGATTTGCCCGCCGTGGGATAGGCCGCCAGACTGAAATCTTGCGGCCCTTCTCATCGTACTGTTGCTCTCGAATCTCTGAGTTCATCTGAGCTGTGTACCCCCACATATTCCCGTCTGGCTCATCATCCTGCAACGACAGGAACTTGGGCGCATGGTCTTGGTCCCGGTGCCGCCGCAGAATGTCCTTCACGTGCAGATTGCTCCACGAGTAGAACGGGGCCTTGGTGTTGGCCGGCACGCCGGGGACCGCCTCATGCTTCTGCCCGATGTTCGGGTCAATCCAGTCCATCCGGGACACAATGCGCCGCTCCTTTACGCCAGTGCGCGGGTCTTCGTGAATGAACGTGTCCAACCCGGAACCTTTCAGCAAGTTCCAGCAGAACCAGATTTTCTTTGTCTCCCGGCCCACCTTAGCCGTGCCGACGTGGCCGTGCCGGACACATTCCTGGGCGCACCTGGTCTGCTCATAGCCGCCGTCTATCCAAACGAATTGGTCCTTCACCATCCACTTCTTTTGGACTGAGCCAACCTGATCCCATGATTCTACCCGCCCGCGGTCAAGCTGGCGCGACTCCCCTGACATTGCCACTGCGCGGACAATGAACCAGAAGTCTTTCAGGTCTTTCTGGCAGTCCACAGTCAGGAAGCGATACGCCTCCTCAGGCCAGCCGGAGGCCACGTCGTAAGGCTCATACGTCGCCCTCTTAATGTCCATCGTGAGGTTAGGATTCCAAGGAATAGCGCGATGCTTCTTGTACCACTCCATCAGCGGAAGCTTGTAGGCATGGTCATTATCCGCCTGCTTCGCCTTGATGTATTTCACCACCAGTGATGCAAAGGAAATATCTGAGGACGCTTCTGCCGGCCAATGGAAGCCGATAATACCAGCCTCCGAATCTGTTCGGGCAGGGATGTAGTGTAGAGAATCATTCAGCTTGCGCCGGACCTCGGGCTTGTCCTCGATACGCTCCCGGCACTTGAAACATTCGTAGCGGGCGGTCTGTGCCACCGTGTCAAAGTTCCATCGGCCATTCGGGCAGGTGGCGTCAGTGGTGTCCCATTTCATTCCCGCCCAGCTACCGTCATCACGTTTGCGCGAGAATTCAAACGGCTGGGCATAGCCACAGTGCGGGCAAAGAAAGTGAAGCTCATTCTGGTTCGATGAACGCCACTCGGCGTCAAGGTCATCACCCTCTTCCCCGGCTTGCGACACGATCAGTGTCTTGCTGGTGTAGGGATAGGCCGTCGTGCGGGCCTTGGCCTGAGAGATCAATCCCGACTGGCCGGACAGCCATGCCTCGTCAATAATCAGGTACCGCTTTGAGAGAGACTGGACGTTATTCTCGTTTAACCCGCCAATCATTGCCGCCATCAAGGGAAGCAGCAGTTGCTTTCGCTGTAGCGCGAACCTACCGCCATTGGCCAGCATATCGAGAATGCCCGGCGTGCGCTTCAGGCAGCCAGGGATGAACCGTTCATCCATGTATTTTCCCGCGAAGTCATCATCCTGGAAAAGCCAAAGCAGGTCGCCCGGGTCCCATCGAATCAGGTAGGGAACCCAAATGTCAGCTATGAGCGAGCCGCCAGTCTGGACGGCTTTAAGAATGACAACCTCGCGCACATTCGGATTCAACAGGGCCTTGAATGGTTCGATGAGGTAGCGGGATTTCTGGACATCGAAACTACCCTTGATGGCGTAGCCGTTCTGCAGGTCTATGCTGTTGCCGAATTCGTAAATCTGGCCACGATAAGGCCGTTGCCAGCCCGGCGCTACCGCTTCTGCTACAGCGGTTTTTGTTGAGCAATCTTCCATGCGTCAATCTCGCAAGTGTTGCGGTTCGGGCGGAGCATCCAGCCACTTTTTTGTGCTGACACTGAAGAGGTCACATATTTCGTCAACTGCTTCCACCATGCGCGCGCGGATCGTGATGGGGTCAAGTCCGGAGAGCTTCACCGACAACTCATTTTCGAGCTTGTTTTGCAGGCTGGCTCGCTGGTTTGCGGCCAAGTTTCGGAGGATGGGCGCAATCTCTGAACGTGGCACGTACAGTCGGCGCAAGATTTCAGTCTCGAGCACGAGCTTTTCTCGCCTGGCCACCGTGTATTTCTTGCGTTCGCTGGCAAGGTTGTCATCCTTTTTGTGGAGTTGCTCGGCGTAGTACTTGAACATGCCATGGATCGTGGCGGTGAGTTGGTATTGACTACGCTCAGGCGGGGGGAAGTAGCCCTCCTTTGCAAGCTGGCGGTGGCGCCTGTCTGTCAGGCCGGTAAGGGCCTCAAGATCGTCTGCGGAGATGGTATCTGAATCTAATCGCATTGCACCCATGCCCCGGTGTCAAAGCGAAAGCGGGCCGGACCATGCGAAAGTCCGGCCCGCAACCCATGCCCCACGAAGCCGGTAAAAGAAAGAAAACCCGGCAACCTTTACAGGTTGTCAACGATTTAGGACAAGGCTTGTCCTAAATACTTGCGCCCGTCATGGCGTTGACCTTCGGCATCTGGTGTGCCGATTGATTACTATCCGAACGTTTCGCTTGAAGACCTGCTGGCGATGCTGGCGAAGATACAGTCGCGCCAGGTCAATGGCGCGATAATACAGGTCACTGCCGCGGGCGTATCCACTACGCGCTCGCACGGCACGCAGGCGGGCAATTCCCGAACTGAGGCAGAGATTCTGCGCGTGCTGTACTCCGCCCACCGTCGCGCTATCGGAAGTGACGAGGCAGCCAATTACCCAAATCCCTACGCCCAAAGGGTCACCCGCACGCGGGCAGATTATCGAGAATACGTCGCATGAAACCCGCCCGCCACCCGTTGCTTTACGGTCCGACCGGCAGGCCGCTTTCATACGGCCTTTACCCAAGCACCCGGCACGCTCCCCAGAACTATCTGCCCCGCCGCACGATAGCCACTGACATTAAACTTGCGGTATCCGGCTTTGACCGGGCAGAGATGGTTCAATATTCGCGCCAGTTATTTGCCCAATTGGCAAACCTCGGCAGTGCCATCATTGACAAGAATTTTTGGGCTTTCGGTGATGCCTGGGACCCGCACTATACCGGAGCAAACCTGAAATGGGGACTGGAAGCGACGGCCTTTCTCAAAGACCAATTCCTTCCCAATGCCGACAGGCATGGTCGGCACGATTGGCTCACATTGCTTTACTTGAGCGGAATTGCCTGGGACCGGGACGGCGACGATTTGATGCTGCTGACAGAAGACGAGACGGGGTTCCCCAAGGTGGAGTTTATCAGCGGTGCACGAATCGGAAGCGGCCGGGGCCTTGCTGGCGACACGGTGAAGGAGGGCGACTACAAGGGCGACAAGATATTTGATGGCATCATCTTCAACAGTGCGGGCACTCCCGTAGCCGCCCGCGTGATGGGAAATGACCAGGCTGGCGCGGAGACCTTCCAGAATTTCTCAATCGGCTACGGCGGCCGTGGGGACCTTGCCTACCTGCCCGAATGGCAAGATCAAGGCCGGGGCATTCCCCTGGTCGGGCGATGTTCCCTTGACTGGATGGACTTGCAGGACATTGACTCGTTCCTAAAGCGGGGCATCAAGCGAGCGTCTTCGGTTGGACTTGTGCACAAGAACGCCGAGGGTGAGGCGGGCCTGGGCAATGAAATTCTCACTGAAGAGACAGTCACAGACTCAACCGGCGCGGAAAAGACCGTCACCTATGAAGAGATTCAGGGCGGGGACATGTACTACCTGCGTTCGACAGACGGGGAAGCGCTCGAGGGCCTTAACTTTTCTACCCCGCACCCGAACGTCGAAAACTTCATCGCACGCATCGAGCGCCGGGGGATCAAGGCGGTCGGCTGGGCTTACGAGCTCATCTACCTGAATGAGTCAGGCCGTGCGGCCACTCGCCTCGTGGTTGATTTGGGAAATCAGAGCATCTGGAAGCAACAGAGATTGGGATTGCGGCGCACCTGGCGGGCCGTCCGCTACGCTCTGGCCAAGGCCATGAAGAACGGTTTCCTGAGCCGTAACCCCGATTCAAAGGACGCTTATTTCGGATGGGATTTTGGTTTGCCAAAGCCACTCAGTGTTGATGCCGGCAATGATGAGCAGGCCGACCGTGAGAACCTCAAGATGGGGACCACCACAAAGGCGCTCATTGCTCAAAAGCAGGGCCGTTACTGGGAAGAAATCCAGCGCCAGCGGAAGAGTGAGATTCTGGCCAATGTCCGGGATGCTTCTGAGATTGAGGCAGCCAGCGGGGGCAAGGTGAATTTCCAGCGAGCAATGGATTTACTCGAACAGCGGTCGGCCAATCCTTCACCGACACCACCCGTCACCAAGCCGCAAGTAAAAGTATGAAGTTCCAGCAAATAATCCAAGCCGTCTATTTTGAGCCGTGGGCAATCACACGCGAGGGCTGGTCATCTGTCCACGCCATTGTCCGCCGCAAACTTGAAGGGATGGGTCCGGAACAGACACCATCGGGCAACCCGGAAGTGGACTTCTTTGGCAATCCGATGCCCAAGTTTGAATTCGTTGACGGTGTGGCCACTATCCCCGTTTGCGGAACGCTGGTTCAACACGCCTCACTTATCGAAAAAATGTGCGGTGCATGTAGCTATGACGACGTAAGCCGCGACCTTGAGACTGCCGGACACGCGCGCGGCCTGGAAAAGATCGTGCTGAAAATAGACTCGCCTGGTGGCATGTGCCAGGGCAATCAGGAAGTGGCGTCCAAGGTAGCAGCTATTCGGGATGCTGGCATACGGATTGAGGCAATCACAGACACGCAAATGTGCAGTGCGGCCTACAACATTGCCGCCGGGGCCAATGAGATTTACTGCACCCCGTCCTCGGTAGTAGGTTCCATCGGGGCAATGTCTGCGATGTTGGACGAAAGCCTAGCCTACGAAATGCAGGGCGTGAAGGTGGACCTGATAGCCTCGGGGCCTCTCAAGGGGACCGGCTTTCCCGGCACGTCTTTGACGCCGGCGCAGCGAGAATACATGCAGGGCATCGTGGATCACTATGCTGGGATGTTCAAAACCCACGTCCAAGCTAATCGCCCGGTGGATGATGAGACCATGCAAGGTCAGGTATTTATCGGTAGTCAAGCAAGGGATGTTGGCTTGGTTGACGAGGTAATTTCTCAGGAGGTTTTCACTCGGCGCGTTGACGACGCCAAAGGTGTATATGGACAAAATACTTTTGGCGCTGAGTGAGTTTCGCAATGAAGTGAAGTCGTTTTTTTCGACGGCGAAAGCGTCCGCCGATCAAATCACCGAGCTTACTGGAAAGCTGGCAACTGCGGTTAATGACATCGTCGCCCGCGACACCACGATCAAGGAACTCAAGGCCGCCGCCGAGTTGTCGGGTAAGACACTAACGGCCAAGGACACCGAACTCGCTACACTGACCGCCTCGGTTGCCGCAGAAAAGGGCAAGGTCACTGAGACGCTGGCCGGCCTGGGCGTGAAGGCTGAAACCATTCCGGCCGCCGCCGGCACGGCGGTCAAGGACACCGGCCTGGTGGCGAAGTATAAGGAGATCACCGATCCACGCGAGCGGGTGGCCTTCTACCGCAAGAACAAAGCCGCGATCGACCTTTCCTGGGAGTAACAGAACCACAACACAACAAACCAAGTAACTGACATTTTATGGCATACACAAACCTCAATATCCCCAGGCTGGCCAGCGCTGCCCTGGAGGGATTCGTAAAGGAACTGGCCGCGCTGCGAGTCTTTTCCACCTCATTCAGTCCCGAAGCCGTGGGCCGCACTCGCGGCAACGTGGTACTGGTGCCGCTTATCGGCGCACTGACCGCAACCACGTTCGGAGGAACCTACGCCATCACCACTTTCAATGTGAGCGTCATCACCGTGACGATCAACCGGCACAAGATGGTGCCCATTGGCCAGACTGATCTGGACGCGCTGGATAACGGCTACTCTAACTTGGAAGCATTCGGCTTCCAACAGGGTGCAGCCCTCGCTCAGTGCGTCGTGGAGGACGTGCTGACGCTGGTTACGACCGCCAACTTCACGAAGGTCACTTCCTGCGCCAGTACCGGCCTCGACGTGAAGCAACTCCGCGCTGCCCGCCTGGCTTTGAATGTGGACAATGTTCCCAAGACTGGCCGGGTGGCGTTGATTGACGCTACCGCGATGGATAGCCTTTTGGGCGTCACCAACTTCGTGCAAGCCCAGATGTTCAAGGACACCGGCGTATTGCAGGAAGGCCGCATTATGCGGGCACTGGGAATGGACTTCTACGAGCTCAACAGTTCGTTTGTCTCTGCCGCCTCGGTGAATGCGTTCATCGCCTTCCCGTCCGCAATCGCAATTGGAATGCGCTATCTGGAACCTCAGCGCAAGGACCGCTACGACAGAGCCGAGGCGTTCACCGATCCATCGAGTGGCGCAACGTTCGGGCTGCGTGACTTCTACGACCCGGCCACCGGCACTCGATACATGGCGATGGAGTGCAACTACGGCTACGTGGTGGGGATCACCAACTCGGGCCGAATCATCGGGCGGTCTGACTAGTTCCCGTTTTACCAAACACTTAACGTATAACGATATGTATAACGCATCATTACAACACGAATCCAGTGCGGACGCTACCAAGAGAGTCGCTGCCGAAAAAGAGGAACAGCCTATCAAGGGTAGAACCACAACCGATTCATTGCTCCGAATCGCGCGGGCACTGCGCGATGCGTCGGGTTGGGGGCACCCTGGCCTGGCCCACGTCGCCAAAGCATTCGAGGATGAAGCTACTTTCCTGTCGCCGACTCATGAAGTCATTGCTACGAAGGATGATCTTGAGAAACAAATCGCTGAATCGCGCGCCAACATCGACAAGGCCGCGGCTGTTCTGGCCAATCCCCTCTCCACCCAGCACGAGCACACGGTGGCGCTCAAGGATTTGCGGCAACACAGCGCAAAATCTTGAAATCAAAGTGTTCCCATAAACACAATCTAACCAATGGGGCGGAGTGATTGGCCCGCCCCTTTTCTTTAACTTGGCCGGGTATGGCTCGCCGTTCCAATCGCGGCGAGCCTTTTGTTTTATGAGCGAGATAAAAATCAGTCTGTGCATGATTGTCGGAAACGTCGAAGAGTACATAGAAAGGTGTATCAAGTCCTTTTCCGCAATCGGAGATGAGATAGTGATGGTCCGGGCGATTGGAAAGAACAAGCCAGACAAAACCATTTCCATCGCAGAGAAGTGGTGCAAGGAAAATGGGAAGCCGCTCATTGTAGGGGAATACTTGAATTACCATAAGGACTGGCCGCACATTGACAGCTTCGCTTCCGCCCGGCAGAAAAGCTTTGATCTGGCCCACGGCGAATATTGTTTCTGGTGCGATTCAGATGACATACTCGAAAGTGGTGCAGAGATCGTGCGACAACATGCGGAGCGGGGCGGATATGCTGCCTTCGTGTTTCCCTATCGCATTTTCGGCAAAGGCATCATGGTTCCGCGCGAGCGTATGCTACTGCGCGGCTCCGGCAAGTGGCTATTCCCGGTGCATGAATGTTTCGATTTCCACATCAAACCACCCCAAGCAATCGAAGACAATCGTGTGGTGGTGACTCACCTTCCCGATCTCAAGAAGCAGGAAAGCAACGGGCGCAACCTGCGTATCCTGCGGAGCATCCCGGAAAAGGAAATGACCTGCGGCCTGTGGTATCACTTGCACCAGGAACTCGGGCTAGCAAAGGACGTTGCCGGAAGCGTGAATGCGGCGAAAAAGGCGTTGGGATCAAAAGACATTGGGCGACCTGAGAAGTACGAAATCTACATCAACCTGGCGCAGCATACCGCCAGCGAGCCGGAGCAAAAGACGCCGCTGCTACATGCTGCCTACGCCGCCGACCCGACCCGGCGCGAGGCGCTGCTGCTGCTGGCCAATGATGCTCTGAATTCCAATCAAGTCGAGGATGGCCTTGCCTACGCCCGGCAAATGCGGGCGACACCGTTGCCTTCCTTCACACCGTGGAACAGTCGGGAGGCCGTTTATGGGTGGGTCGGGGAAGACATATTTGCCCAAGCCCTACGAGCCAATAATCGGATGGAAGAGGCTGAGTCGGTGCGCATTGAAAGCATGAGGAAAGCGGGCGGTCCAAAGATTTCCCTGATTCACGCTACACGCGGGCGTTATGAGCAAGCGGCAATGGCGAGAAAGATTTGGCTGGATATGGCCGACAGGCCAGACCAAATCGAACACGTTTTTGTTTTCGATCAAGACGATAAGGCCAGTGCACCACTGAGCAGAATGCACCACCTTTGCATTCCAACCGGGGGCGGTTGCGTGGCCGCATGGAACAAAGGCGCATTCAAAACCGATGCTCCTGTCATTGTCCAACTGTCAGACGATTGGCTGCCCATGCCGCAATGGGATAAGCTCATCTTAGAAAGGATTGGCGACGTTACAAAGCCCAAGGTCTTGGCGGTGAGCGACGGGGTCAGAACCGATCCGCTGTTGTGCATGGCCATTTGCACAAAGGCGTATTGGGCAATTGATTACTTCCTGTTCCATCCTGAGTTTACAGGGGTTTTCTCTGACAACTGGTTTACCGAGTTAGCCTACAAGCGTGGCATGGTAACTGAGGCGAGAGACTTGAAGTTTTCTCACGAGCATCCTATCAAGACCGGGAAGAAATTGGACGCTACCTACACGGCTCAGAATGCCCCGGAACAATACGCCAAGGGGCAGGCTATCCTTACCCGGCTGCAATCCGGAAACGACTGGTCCTTCGTCCCCGGCTTCTATAACTTCTGGGAGTTCTATGAATTCGTGGCCGGCGCGTTAAAGGACGGGGACACGGTGGCAGAGATTGGCGTTTGGTTCGGGCGCAGCATTATTCACTTGGCCCAGATGCTTAAGGCTCAAGGCAAGCGGGTGAAGCTTTATGCAGTGGACAGTTTTACGGGCGAGTTGGATCAACCCGCGCATGTGACCGCGGTGGCTGCCGCCGGCGGAAGTATCCGGGGGGCATTTGAGGCGAACGTGAAGCGGTGCGGGGTGGGGGATATGATTGAGGTACTCGAGGGGGACAGTGCGGAGATGGCCGGTCGTGTGGCCGACAACTCGCTTGCATTTTGTTTTGTGGATGCTGCCCACGATTACGACAGTGTGAAGCGCGACCTGGCTTCCTGGGAACCGAAACTAAAGCCGGATGGTTGGCTGGCAGGACACGACGCGCAGCACGAGCCGGTGATGCGGGCAGTGCGGGAAAGGCATCCGAATGCGCTTACCCTGGGGCCGGTCTGGGTGCGCAGCAACCCGAAAGTAGGCAAGACATAAATATGCCAATGAACGGGATACCAGTTTACTATTCCCAAAACAAGCAGGACTTCGCGGTTGATAAACAACTTGACGAATTAAGGGGAGGATTCTTTGTTGATTTTGGCGCACACGATGGAGTTGAGTATAGCAACACCTGTTTTTTTGAGAGGGAACGGGGATGGACTGGGATTTGCGTTGAGCCAAGTCCTGTCAGTTTTCCATCGTTGCAATCAAACAGGAATTGCACTTGCTTGCAATGTGCAGTTTCGGATTTCGACGGGGATGCGGAATTCCTAGTGGCCGAAGGAAGTTGGAGCACGATTTCAAGACTTGAAAAAGAAGAACCAGGGCGTTACCGTGCTGTTGAAGATGAATATGTTAAACTGCGGTCGGGCCTATTTTCTAGAACCACCGTTCCGGTTCGCCGGGCGCAAGCGATTTTCGATGAATTCAAAGTCAGCAACATTGATTACTTGTCCATAGATGTCGAGGGCCAGGAAATGCGCGTCTTAAATTCAATCGAATGGCACCGGATGGTAATCCACATTATCAGCGTTGAGTGTAATGACGGCAACCCGAGATTCGCAAACTTTCTATGGCCACTGGGATTTCAGCTAGTGTTTCGCACCAACCAAGATGAAATCTATGTCCACTCCTAATATTTGGCTCTCGATTCTAACGCCGGCAGTTCCAACACGATTTGACCTTTTGGAGAATCTTTCCGATAGTATTGGCCAGCAAATTAAAGACCTTCCCGTCGAACATTTGGTCTTGATGGACAATTGGAGGCGAACCATAGGAGCCAAGCGGGATTCCCTTCTTCGTGCCGCCCGTGGCCGCTACGTAGCTTTCTGCGATGATGATGACCTGGTAGCAGGTGATTACGTCAAATCGCTCCTGGGGGCAATGGTGAGCAACCCGGACGTGATTACGTTCCGGCAGCACTGCAAGATAAATACCGACGAGGGGGACATCGAATTCAGGTTGGGAAATCCCAATGAACCGTTTGTCCCAGGCGGCATGGCAAAGCGTAACGCATGGCACGTCTGCGCGTGGCGCCGGTCGCTGGCCATCCTGTCTCATTTCCCAGATGCCAGCTACGGAGAGGACTGGGATTTTGCTGCCCCGCTCTGCTCCATGCCGGGCTTACGTGAGGAACATATCCCCAGAGTGCTCCACTTTTACCGTTACAGTTCCACAACCTCAGAAGCGCCCCCACCTTTGACAGCGGAGCAACTGGTGAATGAGCGACGTGTCTGATTTGATGGAAGAGGGACTGCTAGACCTCGAATCCTCGCTTGGCGCAACGATTATCTGGGCCGGGAAGTTGTATCCGATTATCCCCTCTTCAGCCAAGCGCGGCAAGGACCTGGCCGAGGGCGGTTTCAAACTGCATTCTGATTTATCCTTTGTGGCCAGATGCTCAGTATTCCCGACACCGGGGCCAGCCCTTAAAAACCGCATCATTTACCTGGGGGACACCTACCGGATTGATTCAATCGAGAAAACGCCGGGGGAAGCTTTCTTGCGGTTCGAGTGCAACGATCCAGCTCAGGGTGTATGAGTGCGTTGTCTTTCCGCATCAACACCACTGAGTTTGACGCTACAATGCGGCGTTACAAGGATTTCTCTAAGCGGGACCCGAAGAAGATTTGCGACACGAAAGCCTTTTTCATTGCCCGCCGTGCGGCACTCGAAACACCAAAGGCAGCCGCGGCAAGCATTAAACAAGACCTCGGCAGAATCATTGTAAAGAAAAGGCAGGCGGTTGGAATGTCACTGAAAACAGTTAAACGATTCTCGCGCTTTGGTCTAGAGGTTCAGGTGCCACTGGCCGCGCTCATCATAAATAAGCGGCGAGGAAAAGGGGAAGGACTCTATGGCGCGGCAATGACAGAGGCTATTCATGCTATGTTGGCAGCCCGTATGCGATCGATTGCTTTCCTAAAGTCCGGCTGGCTCCCGGCGATTCGCAAGCTTGTTGGATTGGCAGATATGCGCGGGGCACCTCGACAGGACAGAAGCGCCGTCCAGCTTGGAACCGATAGAGGTTACGCCATCCCGGCAAGTGAGGTGTGGCGAGCCAAAACTACGATCGCAAATTCTGCCGACGCAAAACATGACAAGAAGGAAGCCCTGTACAAATACGGGGAACCCGCCTTGCAGCGGGCATTCGATTCAGAAACCGCTTCAATGCTAGAGTACATGGAAAGAAAAATGCGTCAAACCGCCCAAGCGGCTGGCGTTAGAACAGTCTGATTTATGCTTGCTGACAACATCGAACTCGCACTGGCAGCGCTCATTATACCGGTTGCTGGGGCCGCGCAGATCGTCACCACAAAGACCGCAACGGATAAAGCCCCGCCTCCTGTCATCATTTGCACGGCCACAATAGACGGCCCAGAAGATCCCATGGGCTCCGGCAATTTCCATGTTGCCGTGGATGTCGCTATCAAGACAGACGCGGCACCAGACGACGACACGGCCGTCGAAGCCAAGGCCGCCAGCCAAGCGCTTGTGGAGGATGTGTTCGGGGTGATTCAGGTATCCGATATTGCAGCGAAGATTACAGAGGCGGGCGACGATGTAACCATCTTTCCCGGTTCGGTGCAATTCGTGGCAGCCGAAAGCGGGCGCGACCCATCCGGGGTGTGGATTGATGGGTTGCACTTCAACTGCTACGCTTGCGGCAAGACTCTTACCTGACACGTAGCGTTGACGATTGCCCAAGTCTTGAATGGCTTGGACATTGACAGCACTGGGAACATTGGCCGGTGTAACGACGGCGATCAACGCTCTGACGGGCGTGACCGCCGATCTGACCCAGATAGCGGCAGTGAAAACCCTGTTGCTCTCTGAGGTCGGCGGGATTTGCACCGTGACTTTCAATGGAGCCAGGCTGACAGCATCGGGCGATCCTACCGTTCGCACCGTTCAAATCTCACTCATACCTGTAGTTCTCAACCTCTAATTTTATGGCAGCAGTCATCAACGGAATTCCAGTCAATTTCGGCTTCACCGGCGCGGCAACCGCAGACGGAACGCAAGGCATTGCGATAAGCGGAGTAACCGGCACCCTCCTGCAAAGCGCCGAGCAAACGAAGGTCGGTGAATGCGAGAAAGTCAGGGACGGCAACGGCAATGACGTGGTTCACGCATGGAGCAATATCCATGATGAGGCCAGTTTGGAATGGGTTGTGACCGGATCAAGCCTTTCTGCCGCGATCGCCAATACCACCGGCGCACTGAAAAATCCCGGCACGATTCTAACCATTTCAGGTTGTACTTCGATGCCTTCGCTCGTTGGCACCTGCTGGGAGGTCCAGAGTGGAGTCAAAGTTTCTGGCAGCAATACCAGTTTCAAGAAGGTTACCTTCCCGATCCACCTGCTGCCTGGAATTACGGGAGTGGCAAGCTGAACTTGGGGGCGTGATGCGTGAGTATTTCATACTTTCAAGCGGCGATCCCTGAGCCATTCCGAATCCTTGGGCTAAAGCTCAAATCTTTCTCCCTGGGTCGTTACCTGCTGTTGAAGCGGTTCGACTGCGCCTTCGTTTCTGATGAGGAAGTCCAGGCGGGCATTTCCGATCTTCTGCTTGGGCTATCGGTATGCTCCATGCGGGTTGATGAATTTCTAGCCGGCCTGGAGAGTGGGGACATTGCCGGGGACATTGCCAAGTGGGGTAAGAAAGTCTGTCCGCTTGCCTGGCTGGGACGCATTCCCTTGTTTGGTAGATGGTGGCGCAAGAATCATGCGCCGAATCTTGTTGAGAAAATGGGCCTGTTCAAATCCTATCTTGAGGCAGGAAGTGAGACTCCAAAGTATTGGAATGAGGGAGGCGAATGCCGCTCGTCCGGGGCGCACTGGTCGCACGCTGTTGAGGTAGTCTTGCGGAGTGAGCTTGGATGGACTTCTGAGGAAATCAACGAAGCTCCACTAACCAAAGCCCTGAGCGACTACTACAAGTTTGCAGAGAATCAAGGGCTGATCCGGTTGATGACTCCGGATGAAATCGCTCAAGTCGAGGCTGTGGAGGTAACACATGGGGCTTAAACTCATAGGCGAAGTTGCACTTGACGGAAGCGGATTCGAACGCGGGCTCACCCGCATGGCCGGCTCGGTAAAGGGCTTCATTGCCAGCGCGTTCGGATTTTACGGAGTCGAACAGGCCTTGCGAAAAACATTCGAGACTGCCAGCGAATTGGTTGACGCAAGCCAACGTCTTGGGATTGGAGTCGAGAAACTACAGGTTTTCAAACAGGCTGCCAAAGATGCAGGATCAAGCCTTGAAGCTATGGTAAAAGGCTTTGAGAAAATAGAACTGGCACGCAATAAAGCACTCAAGGGCGGGGCCGGTTCTGAGGATGCTCTAGCAGCATTCGCTAAACTCGGCGTGAGTCGCTCGCAACTTGAGAAGACTAACCGAGAGGATTTATTCACTGGCCCAATTTCCAAATCGGTTAGGTCAATGAATCAGGCCGATCTTGCTGCCCCGATGAAAGAGATTTTCGCAAAGGGCTTTGGGCAATTGATCCCCGTGCTGCAAACGGACTTTGAATCCCTTGGCGGGACGATGAAAAAACTCGGGGCCATAATGAGCACGGAGACCGCCGCCGCGCTTGATGTGCTTGGGGACCAGTTTTCTATTCTTGGCCAGATTCTGGCAACTCAATTGGGGCCAATCATTCTACAGGTGGTTGAGGCGCTAATGAAAATGTGGGCGACGTTATCAACTCTCGCCGCCGGCGGGGTTGAGGCGGGAAGGTCAACAGCGGCCACGGCAGGGACCGTGCTTGGCTATCTGTCTTCCGGGGATTTCGCAGGAGCTAAAAAAGCATTCAAGGACTCCGATATTCTGAAGGACATAGGCGATACAATGGCTGAGGCATTCGAGCCTCAGAAGGAACAGATTGACGCCATGAAGGCGCTCTGGGCAAATGCGGCCAACCGTCTTAAGAACCCACCCAAGGCCACATTCGATGTTGAAGACGAATCCAAAGCGCCGAAGGTGAAGATTGCCAAAGACGGCGGCGGGGATGCCTTGACGCGGGTTGGCAACTTCCTAGGCTCTTCTCGCGATGTCCTGCAAAACCTGGCACAGCAACAGGTGACACTGTTGCAAAAGATTGCCTCCAACACCGACCCGAGAGCACTTGGAGTGGATCAAGGTTACGACACTTATTTCCCATGAGCACACCAGCACCAACCATCACCGGCACGTCGGCAGCCCATGAGCAAGGCCAGGAATTCGGCTGGGATGATTCTGGCCCGTACCTTATTCGCACCTGGCAGGGCACGCGCGCGGCCATCACCGCGAAATATATCGAATGCGTGGCGGCGGGGGCGAAATGCTCAGTGAAACAAGGTATGGCCGTGGATACGCTTTCGGCGCGATGGTCAAATGTTGACGGCAGTGGGGGAGGGTCGTCTGAAGTGGTTAATGATTGGGAATTCTTTGCTGGTGTGGTGCAAAAGGATTTCATGGAGGCAGACACTTCCGCTATTAGAGACCTCAGTGCGGATGATAAGGCACAGATGAAATACCTGATTGCTAATCCGCCAGCAACTCCCGACGATGTTCCGGCCTGGTCGGCAGAGACCGGAACCAATGCCGCCGCCATTTACGCATTAGTGCAAGCGGGCTTGCGTTCGATTGATGTGAATGCCCCGACCGTGCGACACACTCAAACCGTTTCCAATTCCTACGCCAT